CGGTCTCCAATGAGATGTTCGACCGCCACACATCGCAGGAACGCGGAGCGTGCTTTCTCGGTTATAGAGGTAAGTGTAGTAGCCCCGCATGTCCCCACACAGTCAATGAAACTGACGAATGCGAGCGATGCGGCGCAGATTTTGTTTTTACCAAGTCTGAGACGGTCTAACGCTCGCCATCAGCCGCCGGGAAAGGAGCGAATATGTTTGATCCGTTGTGGGACATACCGGAGAGCGACGAAGAAGCAAAAACCGCGCTGACTTTCCAGCGAGACGATCTGACAGGTAAAAATCTCGTCGGAATTTACGAGTGCCGGCGGGCGCAAGGTGCGACTGTCCACGAAGCGTATGAGACCGCACTACTGGCACACATTGGGGCAGCACAAAGCACCTAATTCCAAACATCACCCGCCGGGAAACATTGAGATTATGGCGCAGCAACTTACAGGATCATTCAGGGCGCAGGAACTCGTGGACTTGTGCGGCACAGAATTGATTGGGCGAACCGTCAAGACGAGGGAGATGGGCAGCTATCCCGGCGGGTTGGCAACTGTAACGGAAATTGCACCCGATCCGAACGCCCCTGAGATCGCTTTCACGGTGCAACATCCGACGTGGCGTGACAAGTTTTGCGAGGACGGCGAGATCGGTGTTTTCGGTTACGAGATTGTGGATGCTGTTTGACGGCAAAGCTGAGATATGACGAAAGGGCTATATGATGGCTTTTTTAGAAGGCTATAACGCAGCCCTTGAAAGTAAAGTCTAACAGAAGATATGCGAAATGCAGAATTACAGCAGCCGAAGCGCGAACTTCTATGCCAGAAGTGCGAACAGGATTATCCGATTTGGTATTGCGATAATTTTTTGTGGAATCCCGTTGCTGCATTTATCGAAGATCGGACGAATGTGCGGGTTAGCTTTCTCTGCTTAAATTGCTTCGCCTTCTACTGTGAGCAAGCTGTATTAGTTGGCCAAAATGCGGATTGTAAAATCATTTGGAAATTAGAAATAGGAACGCGAAATGATGCAGCAGTATCAATGCAACGATTAGAAAGGATAGACGCAATATAAGCATTATCGGAAATAAGACGAGAGAGGCCGTGAAACGAGTGAAGCCAAGTATATCGAACGATGACAACCAACGTGATTCCGGTCGGGTGCATGCCGATGTTATGACCGCCCGTTGAAAGGACGCACTATGACCATAACCGAAACCGTAATTGAAACCATGCGCCGATTGCGCCATTACGCCCGTCCTGAATTTGTCTGGCAAGAGTCAAAGAAACTCATGCAGGATTTAGAGTTTAAGGACGTGAGTGTAATTCTCGAAAATCTATTCGAGGATGGTTTGATTGAACCATTCAAGCGAACCGACGGACGTCAATACTGGCGACTCAAAAGAAACAGCGAAGCGGCATAACGACCGGGCATCAGCCGCCACACTCAGCGCGGCCCTCATAAAATTCAATGAAATATAACCAAAATAATAACCGCGAAATAAAGCGAAGGGCGACGCACAATCCTTTCAAGCGATTCAGAAAGGCTGCGATGCGCTTCTATGTTTGTAAATCATGCGACACGACGTGGCAATTTTCTTGGCGATGTCCTTTATGCGGGCAATATGGTGAAGTTAAGAAAACGCGCACCGAACATAAAGGAGAAGTATGAACGCACCAGAAGAGATACACAATGTCAGCATGGGCTACTTCTCTATCGCCCGATACTATGGAGGGTGTAAGTTCAATGGACACGATTATGTCTACGATGCGACGCGCGATGTGCTAATCAGGGGAGACATTTTCAAAGCGCGGCACAAGCCGAAGCGCAAACCACGCACTAAACCGGACAGCGGGCAGATGAGTTTCGATGAAACCTAGTACTTGTCACTTATCACCTATCACCCGTCACTTCCCTTCCAACTCGGCCCTCACTCGTTCGTACTCTTCCACGTCCTCCGGCGCGGGCGGTTGCAGGAATTCTCTAACCCTCTGCCTTCAACCGTTCGTGCCTGCACTTCGCCACGCCCTTCTCTGTGCCGTGTGGGTAGTGCCAGCCTGTGCCGCGACAGTCCGGGCAGTTTTCCGCACCGGGCGTAGCCAACTCCCCTTTATCAATTTCTTTATTTCTTTGATCTTTATTGGTAGTAGAATTTACTAGGCTAGCAGATTTTACTAGCCTAGTACTTTTTACCATGCTGGACGGCGGTTTGACCTCATATTCGATTCCCTGCACACGGTCTTTGCCGAATACGGTTCGCACCTTCCTGACCAGTCCTTTTGCCACCAAACCGTTGACGGCGGAGGCGGCTGTTTTCTCAGAAGCGCCGATGCGTTTTGCCAATCCCGGCAAGCCAATTAAGCATGTCGCGTTACCGAACCCCCAGGAGAGGCGAAAGAGTTGAATGTGTACCGCCTGCTCTGTCGTGGTCAGCTGGCGATAGAGATGGTCTGTCATTTGATGCCACAGTTTCGTGTAGCCTTCCACGTCCGGCAGGCTGGACATTAAATCAAGCGGGGCATCCTGAGGTGTGGCAATATTTACTGGGCTAGTAGAATCTGCTGGGCTGGTAAATTGCGGGGCTAAGACGGGCGCTTCCGGTAGGCTAGTAACTTTGGGAGGGGCAATATTTACCGGGATTGTCTCCCGTTCGAGCGGCAAGCGTCCCAGCATCCGCTTAACGGTGTCCTGTGTCGCCTTTGTCTCCGCAGGCGTGGCGCGCACGCTCGGTATCTCAGGAAACTTGCGCTTCTTCGCCCGCTTGTCGTTCGACACGGCTCGTTACCTCCTCCGCAAGTTGACTGTATGCCTGATGTCCTTTACTCCCATGTGCATAGTCAACGATGGGCTGGCGCGCGACGGTCGCCTCTGTGAGCGTCGCCGTATGCGGGATGATGGCGGTGAGCGCGAGGTCTTTGAAGTCCTCCTGAATTTTTGCCAGCACTTCGCGGTTGACGTTGACGTTTGCGCGGTGCAGGGTAGCAAGCGCGTAGACGACCAGATCAGGGTTGCTCTCGTCCATCACGTCGCCCACGATAGCCATGAGACGCTTTAAGGCTTCGTAGGCGAACCAGTTTGTCTGGATGGTTATCAGGAGATGCGTCGCAGCGCAAAAAGCGTTTACAGTGGAAATGCCGAGCGACGGAGCGCAGTCTATGACGGCATAGTCGAAACTGTTTCCCACTTGTGCGAGCGCGCGTTGTAGGCGAGTCTCGCGGTTAATGGCGTTAAAGAGTTTGATGTCAATTTCGGCGAGCGCGATATGACCGGGCGCGATCTGCAAGTTAGGGCTGACGGCGCGCAGGATAGCTTTCAGGTCGGGTGCTTTCTCTGAGATGAGAGCATAAGAACTGTGCTGCTCGCTCTCCGGGTTCTCCACGCCGAGATGGTCGGTCGCGTTGCTCTGCGGATCGAGATCAACGAGCAGCACGCGGCGACCGAGGCGCGCAAGACAGGCACTCAGATTAACCGCTGTTGTGGTCTTGCCTACACCGCCCTTCTGATTCGCAATGGCGATAACTCTCATACTGCCCTTTCGTAAGTCTGTTTCAGCTTCAAAACTTCCGCCTTGCTCACGTATTTAATCCGGCGGTCAAGAGGGTTGGAGTAAGTCGCCAGCATCCCGGCCTTTAGTAATGCAGTCATCTTGTAATCGCTGATACCGACGAGTGCGCGGGCTTCGCGCACAGGAATCAGGTCGTGTGGATTCTTGCTCATTAAGGAAGCTTACATTGATCGCGATTTAGCCGTCAATGGTTTAAAGTTAGTCGTGTTTTATCGTGATTTGTCTTGATGGAAAGAATGGAGGGGATTATAATTGCGGGCATGAAAGCTCCGCGCCTTAAAAGGCAAGGTTTCGTTGGCGTTTTACCGGATGGCCGTCACTGTGTAGTCTCTACAAAGAACCGTAGCGACGCCTTCATTGCCGAGTGTCGTGAGTGCGGAGATTGCTTTGACAACGACGATCCCGCATTCACCGTCGCTAACGGCGTCGCTCTACACAAACAAGGGACAGGGCACAGTGAGTTCAACTATTTCACCTTAACTCTGGCGAAAGTTGAAACGGCGCCTTAACTGCGCCGCCTGCGTGGATACGTTTTCCTCCGCCGTCTGAAGACGGACGGTCTCCTACGAGGTTTGGATGAACTCAGAAGTAAAGAAGCCACACGATTCCGGTCAGGCGCATGCCATTGCTAGACCGCCGGAGAAGCTGAAAATGCGGTTTTGTCCTGCTTGCGGTCGGAATGATCTCATGCGCGATTTCCATGATAAGCATTTCGCAGGCGGCAAGCTGTGTCCGGGCAAGCCGATAGCCGTTACCTATAAACGCGAATCGATTTAACAAGCAATGCGAGGGCAGGGAAACGATGCCAGTAATCAAGATCGGTACTGCAATCTATCACGAAAGCCGCTACTGGAAGACTGACGATCTGGCAGCGGGTGAAGTGCCGGGATGGAATGCCCGATACCTACCCTACGTGGTGACGCGCATCACCGAGAAACGTATCTACTGTACGGGCTGTAGTCCTGAAGGCCAGCCGTCACAGGTTCAACTGCCGCGCGGCGAACGTCCGAAACGAGCGGGGCGCGAACGCCATCAGGTGTTAGAGATTGATGGCAGGCAATACTATTCACGTTTTCACGAATACTTCTACGTGGAGATTCCAAAGGCAGAGCCGGAGCGTAACGCCAGCCCGAATCTCGTCTCTGCGCTTTCGTTGCTTGGGCTGACGGTTCCCTATGATCGCGCAGATGTGAAGCGCGCGTACAAAAGGCTCGCACCAAAGTGCCATCCAGACACGGGCGGCAGCCATCGGGAATTTATCAAGCTAAAAACTGCGTATGATGTGGCGGTGCGAGGTTATTAGCCAGCCCGATTGTCTTCATATCGCGCATTTTGCTGGCGGGCGGGCGTGAAAGTCAACGAAAAAAGGGAAGGGGGGCAATGATAATTCTCGAAAAATAGTTGAAATAGTTGACGAACGCAAAAATAATGCTTGACATAATCAGTTGACGAGCGTAAACTGGATTCACGCTCGATTGAGCGAATTTGAGAGGGAGAAGGAAACGAAAATGGCGACGACAAAATACACGGTTGAACTGTTCGGCAAAGAATTGACCGCAGGCGACACGCAGATGACAGGCCGTTCCGGTGTTGTAGCAACGGTAGAGACTTTCGAGAAGGCGTTCGAGCATGCGATTCAGAGCGCAAGCGAAAACTCGATCACCAAGATTCACCGCTTCACGCAGCGCAATCACGACACGGACGGCGTGATATTTGAGGCAGACGGCGCGGAACTGTTGAAACTGAAAGGGGCGCGAGCGTGAAAAAAGAGGACTTGATGACAGTCGGCATGGTGGCGGGAGAGCTAGGAATCTCCCGCCAACGCGTCCACTACAAAATTGAGCGCGGCGACTTTCCGTCTGCTTTTCAACTCGCAGACGGGACATGGTTGATAGAGAAAAAAGACCTTGAATCAGCCACCGCACGCAATCCCGGCAGACCGACAAGGAAAGCGAAATAAAATGGCAACTAATCTCTCAAATCATCGCGCACGCGCGAAGAAATATGGCGTTCCATGCACACTTACATTGAAAGAATGGCGAAAAATACTCGAAGCTAGTAAAGGCTTTTGCTGCTACTGCAAGCAATATGCAAGCATCGAACTGCTTACACTTGACCATATAGTTCCTTTATCAAAGGGCGGCGCACATGCCGCTGACAATGTCGCCGTAGCGTGCGGATACTGCAACGCACAAAAGAAAAATCAGAGTGGCAACATAAAACTGCGAATATATCCATTTATTGAAAAAGACGATCACTTTGAGATATGGGATGTTGTTCGCCTGCTAGGGTTTAAGTTTGAAACCGAAGTACAGGCACTTGTTAGAAAAGGGCACATCATCCCCGCCGGAATCTGGCGAAAGAATTGCCGAACACCCTTATTCTCACGCTCTGATATTGAGGCAAGAGCAAGACGAAGGCAGCAAGTTACTGACGCTATAAAAGCAAAGATTTAGCAAATAAGTGCCGCGACGTGGGCAAACAGGGCGGACGCCCGCGCGAGAAAAAGGTAACGAAAGGCGCGTTGTATCGGCGCGAGCGGCGCGCCCGTCCTGTTTAATCCGGGCGACGAGAAGGTGATCCGCCGCACTCTTGATCGGCTTGAACGTCTCGTTGAGGGTGCGACCGCCGGAGGCTCTGCGACAGGTAGGCCAACCGGACGTAACGGCGGGCGCAAACCCAAGTCCGATCCTTCGCCCGCAGCACTGGCTAAACGGAGGGAGCGCGCCCGGAAAGCCGGGTAGCGTATACTGTCCTGAGAGGGTGCGTGATGTGTGAAGAGTGGGACGAATTTGTAGACGACGCGCCGGACGATCTCGACGTTGAAATTTCCTTTGCCGACATGCGCCTTGCGGCTTTGAAGGCGGCACGAGCCACGCGGGAATTAAGTGAGACGGCTAAAAAAGTGGCTGATGTTTTTCGCGTGGCGGCGGATCAGGCTGTGCTAAGTTCAGAAGTTATTGACGAGCAAGTAGGTTTCGTCCACACCTCAAAAACGCCCTACAGAGGCAGCAAACGCCGGGAATGAGGGTAACAGTATGATTCATGAAGTTGACGGCGGATATGTGATTTCATCGAACCGCGGCTGGATTCCCGGCTTTTACGCCGACGAGCGAACCGCCAAGTATGCCTTCAAATTTAAGAGCGAAGAGTTGCAAAAACTAACCGATGAAGTCGCTCCAAATCCAATTACTTTTGTAATGCTGCAAAACCTTCGCCAAAAACTGAAAGCTGTGGAGTAGTTGAAAACGCCGCATGCCTTACACTGACGCGGTTCTGTGGCCTCACTAAATCCCTTATCGCCGTGCGGACATGACGACTACACCGGCGTCCATACAGATGTCCCGCCATTTGCCACAGTCAATCGGTAGCGCGTCCCATCCGGTGACTGCTGGATCATGCCGTCCGCTGCATTCAGAATTTCCAAATAACCGCCAAGCAGAAGCGGCGTCGGTAGATAACTGTCAGGATCGCCGTAGTTGCCGACGTGCGCGATCTTGAAGACCGAGGCGATGCCGTCTGTATTGAGGTACAACGGGCTTTCGCCAAGTGCCTCTGATAGATTGTTGCCGGCGATGTGATTGCCGGTGATCGCCCCGCCGTCCGTTCGGTACAGGTAGATGGCAGACTTCTGACAACCGCGAATCTTATTGCCGGTGATCGTGAAGGCCGCATCCACGCCCATTTCATTTAGGAAGATTCCGCGATTGCCCGCCCCGTAAATCTCGTTTCCGCTAATCACAAAATCTTTGTAGGCTGCGCCCGCCCCGCCGAGAATCTGTATCCCATGATCGGCGGGATTGTAGATAGTGTTATTTGCGATAACGAACCTTTCACCGCCTTGCGAGACAGCGATGCCGATCCCGGTCAGCGAGTCCGCGCTATTGCCGGTGATCGTGACGTTCTTGCCTGCCGCAATCTCATAGCCGTAGATCGTACCGCGTACCGTGTTGCCCATGACACTTACGAACTGCGCACGGTTGACGGAGACGCCGAACTCGGATGCAACCGGGTTCAATCTTTCGACAATATTTCCGGTGATCGTGAGCCACTTCGAGCGACGCGCCTCATCCGGCGACCACGCTTCGATGCCGATCTGATAGCAATTTTTGATGATGTTGTCGGCGACAACAATGCGCTCATTACCCGCCGCGTGCTCGAGGTAGGTCTGAATGCCGATGCCTTTGCCGTTGTCGAAGTTCTGCGCCACCAGACCCGCATCTTCGATAAAATTGCCGGTCGCCGCGCCGTCTTGCGATTCAAAGAACATAATCCCATTGAAAGCAGGGTTCTTGACGTAATTCCCGGTAGCTCTCGCGTCGCTCGTTCTCACAAAGGAAACGGCATTACCGCGCCCGTTCAATAAATTACATCCTTGCACCCTGACGTGTGACGAATCGCTGACGTAGACTAAATCGTTTCCGCCCGCCGCCAGCGCCACCTGCCCGTCAATCGTGACTTCATCCAGTATCACATTCACCGAACTGGCGACGTTCACGACCTTAAAATTCCCATTGGCAAGCAGTCCCCCCCGCCCCGGCACAGCGCGCAACGTCACGTTACTTTTCAGATTGATCTGTCCTGTCACCATGTACAAATTCGTCAAGAGCACCACGCCGCCGCCCGCCGCGAACGCCTCATCAATCGCGTCCTGAATCGCCCCCTGATTCGCCGTGCTGCCGGTGGAAGCACCCCACAGAGCCGCGTTGTAGACCTGCCCGCCCTTATCGAGAATTATCCCGCCGTACGGCATCTCCACTACGCCGTCACCCGCACGGGCGCGCAGGCGCGTGATGCCGCCTACCGCTAACGCCGCTTCGCCGTCGCCGTTGCCGTCCGTATCAGCGTTCAACGAGACGCTGCCGGTGCTCGAAAGTGAATTAGGCGTGACGACGCCGGACGGGAGAGAGTGTAGCCCCGCGCCGCTGCCGATGTGATTCAGCGCCGTCACCGCCCCCGCCACGTCCATGTTGCCCGCTACTTCAGGCGCGGTGAGCGCGCCGTCTATGCGGGCGCTCCCCAACACATGCAGGAGTGCGGCGGTCAGAAGGCCGGAGATATTGACGGGATGCAAGACTTGGCCGGGCTGCGTGTTGCGCATGAAGACGCGAATGTCAGCCCACGTCTGCGGGATGTTGGTGTCGGGCACTGCGAACCCTTCACCGAAGACACCGAAGGGGACTGACACCGCCCCGCCGTTGAATTCACCTTCAAGATGCGCGAGGTACTGTGCTGTTGGATGGTCTAGCGAGCCTTCGGTCGGGCGTAGTGATATTTGCGGCGTGACGACGCGCCCCGCGCCGTCCAACGTGCAGGCGAAGCGCAAATCCGCGCCCTGCGCCAAAACATGCACGTCTTCAGGAGTAAAGAACGGGCGCAATGCTTTGATCACGAGCGTCGGTGCGCCCTCTCCGCGCCAGGTCATCTCGTGTGCTTCTGCTAAGATTGTCGTCATCGGAAACTCCTAAAGCTCGTAATAATCGCGTTTGTAATAATGGCCGTCGCCGCCACTTGATCCGCCCGTGCCATCTGAGGCCGCGAAGGTGAAAGCCTCCGCTGCGGACTCCGCGCCGAACGCCCCGCCGCCTGAGTGTGAAATGCGCACGTAGATGGTCTGCGCCGCCGGCGCTGCCTCGCGCGTCACATCTACAACACGCGGCATCTCCTGATTGGTGTAATCGGTAATCTCTTCGGTAGCGTTGCTCATGTCCGCGTTGGGTGAGCGTCGAACTTTACGTTTCTGCGCGAAGGAGGAGAACCCGTCCACAGCCAACTGGATCAGCGTGTTGGTCGCTGCGCCGATCAGCGTGACGGTCGGCGCGTCCGTCTCGCGGTTGAAAGAGAGATCGGCGGCGACACCGTGCCCGGTCTCCCGCACTGACGGCACGCCCGCCGCGTTGTGAGAGACCGAGTACACGCGAATTCGCCCGTCCGTGTTCGGATTGAAGGGAAACGATCCGGTCGCGCCCGGCGCGAACGTGCCGAGCGATTGCGGGACGCCGACCGGGTTGTTATTCGCATCGAGTTGCTGCCAAAAGACTTCCGCGCCCGCAGCCGCAACCTTTGGAGCGGCATAGTAGGGCGGGAGCGCCTTCGGTTCGGCGATGATATTCAATCCGGTTGATGCTTCGGCGATGGCGTCCATCTTGTGTCGCTTTCAACGTGCTGCTTCGCACGGTCGGATTACAGAACTGTTAGTCCACTACTTTTTAAGAACCACAAATAATCCGATGACTATGGCAAGCAGGCTGCATACCCAGGAAATGATATAGAGATAAACTCGCATGCGAGGCGTAATGATGCTTTCGGCGCGGTCTAACAACTCATTCGATGCCAAGACTTTGACGGCATTATTTTCATCGTTCATCAGAATAAACTCTCCTCTCTGTAACCGCAGCGCAGATCGGGCAACTCGAACTTGAAACGCACCTTTGTCCCGGCGGGCAAAGGTAGCGTGCCGCCAATCACTACGCCGTTAGCGTCCGCCGCCAGATCGGGCAGGGCGACGTTGTTGGTGAAATCGTAGACCTTCACGGCAACATTCGCCGCCGGAATCGGAGCGGCGTCGGCACTTCGCACGTAGCACTCAAAGGTTGAATAATTAGCCATCCCTTACGTCCCTAACGTGAAATGAACGCGGTCGTTGGTGTGATCGATTGACGAAAAGCCGAGATCGTAGGCGCGGTCATGGGGGCGACCGCCGGGATTCAGTTCCCGTTCGCCCTCGCCCTGCAAAGGCGGAGGTTGCAAGACATCTTCCATCTGCTCGTAATAGGCGACCGGATAGGCTTGTGCGGTGATTTCCACTTTCAAATCCGCGCGCCGCTTGATCGTCTGAATGCGGAAATACTCAAAGCCGAAAGTTGACAGCACCGCGCTCTCCACCTTGATCACTTTGTAGCGGTGAAGCGTGATGGCATGCTTAAACCACGTCGTAAACTTGACGGATAGGTTATTGCGCAACCCACCGCCGTCGAACTCTCCGAGGTCGAGCAGGAGATTGCCCAGGCGCACCGCCTCGCCGTAATCGGTGACGCCGAGCAGGGCGTGCTTTCGTTCCACGACGCGCTGCGTGTAATCCCCGAAGGCACGCCCCGCCCGAAGCTGCGCGTCCACGTCCTCAAAGGTCAGCGGGCGCTCAAGGTAATCATTCGCCGCATCGTCAAACGTCACCACGATCCGATTAGGCAAGTCGGCGTCTGACTTCTGCGTATAGGTGAGCGTTGACTTTTGCGCCGTGCCAGTGCGGATGATGTTGCGCGCCTCGCCTTCGTCGCTGAAGATGGGCGCGGTCTCCAACTGCTCGCTCGTGAGCTTCCTGAGCGGCACGACGCGCAAGCGTCCGGCCTGCTGAAAAGGCAGACCGAAGCGCCCGGCGGAGCAGATGTCGTTCACCTGCTGCTGCGCCGTGCGGTCGATCAATTCGGCGTTGAAGGTGGAGCGAGTGGAAGCGTAAGTGTTGCCCTGCGGATCGGAGTAGCCCACGAGTTCGTTGCACCACGCGGCCAGATCGATCCAGTCGTCGAGATAAAAGCGCGCCGCGTCGAGTCCGTAGCCCCAGCGACGATTGCGTAGCACTTCAAGTAGACACCATGCCCGGTTGGTCGTGTATTCTTCCGTGAAAGTTGAAGGAGTCGAGTAGACGCGGATGCTGTCTAACCCTTCCACCTTACACGAGCCGCTCAAATTGCTCGCGCTGTAGTTCGCCGGGTTGACCTGTCCGTAGACGCCGAAGAAGAGCGCCGTGCCGGAGTAGTTCGAGACATTCGGAGAGAAGGCCGTGGGCGGTTGCCTGAGTTCGCCGAACCGGACGTTCAGATGCTCGAAACCCACCGGCACATCGTTGACGCGACAATCGGCAATGGAACGCACGCGTCCCTCGCAGATGGCAAAGAGGCAGCGCACGAACCCTTTATCCGGGTGATTCGTGTTCGTCTGCGGCGTGTATGCCAGCAGATCAAGGTCTCTGACCTTGCGGTAGCCGAAGATCACGCGTAGCGGGCGCTTCAAGTTTGTTTCATTTCCGCGCGAGACGGCGAAGAGATTTCCACCTTTCGTCTGCCGGTTCAGAATCGACTCAACTACGGTATCGAAGGCGAGAAACTGCGGAGCGCGCGTCGCGCCGGGCGGTTCAAGGCGGGCAATGCAGACGCTTTGCGTGTGGCGCGGACAGGTCAGATAGGGAAGCCCCGTCGCCGGATCGAGATTGCCGACGCTGCCCCCGATGTGGCGGTTGTACGAACAATCGTTGACATCGATCTGCTCCTGAGTTTCGAGCCACCCGCCGAAGATGGCCTGGCATCCGCGATAAAAGGCGCGGCGGGACAGGGGGAGTTGTGCGGAGCGGAACCCGGCAGATGCCTTGCACTTGAAAGTGAAAGCGTCGGCGTTCTCAGGTGGCCGGAGTGCGCCGAACCACGTAGGTACTAGAAGATCAATCTCAGCGAAATAGTAGAAGACTTCTACTCTCAGCCCGTCGCCGTGTAGGGCAAAGAGGCCGCGCAAATGTCCGTCCGCATCGGCGAAGTCGAGATCGATTGATTCGTCGCCGAGGCCAGAAGAGAACGGCACATCCTGAAAACGTTCGCCCGGAAAGCGCGCTTTGAGATTCAGATTGCGGGCTGCCAACGCTTCGTATCCCGGCAACCCGTCGTATTGGCTGCTCGCGTAATAGCGCACACCTGTCGGAGACGGCCAGTAGACGGCCACGAGTTCACAGACGCGCGGACGTTGGAGCGCGAGAAGCGCCGCGAGTTTCTGCGGATCGATGTAATCGTGCGCGGACATCAAAAGACGCTTGGCGTCGAATCTCCGTAACTGCCGTCAGGGTTAAAGGCCACGCCCGGCTCGCGCCTTTGCTGGATGGCGATCCCGGTCGTGTAAAATTTCTGGCGAAACGCTTCTTTGTAGGAAAGTTTCGTTTCCACGAATTTAGCCAAGTAATACTTGCGATCACGCGGACAGCGGACGATGAAACTTGAATTGCCTTCGCTCATGCGGGCGCAGAAGAAATTCCACAGGTAGTCGGCGACCGCCTCCCGGCTAAACCTTCCACCTGCTCTGTGGGGAGTGCGCGCGAGATGGCCGTAAGTGGCAGTCCATGAGCGCAAGCCCTGCGGCGAGCCGACCAGAGACGAATCGTCGTAGCCGTCGCCGTACTCGGCGGAATAGACAGCGAAGTCGATTGACGCTTCGTGAGCGTTCAACTGGACGTATTCGAGTCTGGGATAAGTGGGCATAAAAACGAAGATGCGCCCACCCTGAAGTTTGAAACTTCGCAGGGTGGACGCATCAGCATCCGAAAGGGAAAACTATTTAACTGTCGTAGTGCGCTATTTAGGCTGGCACTGGCGTATCGGCCTTATTATCGTAATCATCGTTTTTGCCGTCCGAACGCTGAATCAACACCGTGCCGTCTGCATCCAGTTCAACCGCATACGTGTCACCGCTACAGTCACAACCTTCAGTATACACTTCCGCTTCCGCATCGAATTTCTCCAACTCACGAATTAAGTGTTTGACTAACATTGAATATAAGCCACCGTTTGGCTATCGGGCGGGATTATAACATTGATGCGGTTATTTCCTGCTGCCTTTCAAATCCTTGCTCCCTTTCTTTTTTGTGGTGTAAATTGCTCGGCATGGAACTCTTACTTGTCCTCTTTTTATTGATCTTCCCTGTTGCCGCGATCATAGGCCTCCTGCCTGCGGCTATTGCAAGGAACAAAGGGCAAAGTTTCTTTTTGTGGTGGATTTACGGTTTTCTACTGTTTATCGTAGCCCTTCCTCATGCGCTTCTTCTGAAAGAGGAAACAAAGATAACTGGTCAAACTCGGTACGGTACAAACGTCACGCAGATTTTTATTTGTAATGACAATCAACAGCATGGTCCCTACTCGGTAGGCTACGTTAGAGCTTGGCTTGATTCAGGGCAACTAAAAGGAACCGAACTGGCATGGCACGAAGGCTGCCCGGACTGGATACCGCTATCGGCTATGTTCAATACTAAGAATTGACGGATCGCGCTCCATGGCTCGTTTCATGATTTCCTCTACCGAAACACAATCAAGCCGCTCAACGGCAGCAGTAAGACGATCATAGACGGCTTGACGTGCCTCTCGTTCCAACTCATCCGCCAACTCTCTTAACTTCTCCGGCGTGAACTCCACCGGGTGCGCATCTCGTTTCCCATGTGGCGACCGCATACGCAACCTACCTTTCTCGACCTGTCCGTGCGGCAACGGGCAACAACCCGTGACGAGCACAAGCCGACCTTTCCTCTTAATAAAACGTGGCTCACTCATCATCCCATCCCAAACGCAGGAGCCAGCCCGCGTCCTATTCTGTCAGGGTCGCTTTGGACATTGCGGATCAACCCGTCGCCGACGATGGACGGATCGCGTTCAACGCCCTGTCGCACGATCTGCTCTGCGGGAATTCCTTCGAGCCTTTCCACTGCGGCGGCGAGGCGATTCAGCACTGCGCCCTCGGCGGTGCGCGTGTCGCGGGTGAAGGTGTCGCGCGACGTATCGCGCCCCTGGGTGCTGCCCGCGCTCGCTGCACTTCCACCGCCTGCGCCGCCGCTCGCAAACGCATCCCCAGCGATCCCGCGCGCTCCGATTGCCGCGCCGCCCCCGACCGGACCGTACAAGAGCGCCGACTTGAAGGATTGCTTCGCCGCCGCTTCATAAGCCAAACCGGAAAAGACATTGCCCGCTGCAAAAGCCGCTGCTGCCTTCGCTTTGTAGCCCACGCCTTCAGCGAGTGCGAAAGCCGCCTTCACAATCGACTGTGCGGCAAGGGAAGCCAAGACGGAGGCGGTCAACTTGCGCCAGGCGTTGGGGCCGATAGTGCCCATCATCGCCCACTGCTCGACCATGCCGCCGAGTCCCTGCGCCATGCTCCCCACGGCTCCTGAAATCATCGACGCAGCATTACCGGCGGCGTCGCCCATCTGCCTGAACACTTCAACGGCCAGCGTGCCAACGGAACTGAGAACCGAGCCGGAGCGCGCGAGTTCGTCCGCAAAAACGTCACCGAAAATGGAGCGCGCACTGGCCGGGTCTTCACGCTCAAGATCACGCGACTCCTGAGCCTTGACCCGTCTTTTCTCGTCCGTATGCCGCTGCTCTTCGGCTTCGATGCGCCGGTTGTAAGCCTCGGTAATCTCCAACTGCTTTCTAAGGCCGTTCTCCTGCGCCACACGCGCGTCACGCTCCCGCTTCAACTCTTCGACGTTCGCGCGCCTCTCGGCTTCCGAGAACGAGACGGCAAGTGCCGCGCGGCGTCGGATGATCTCGGTTCTATCGGTTGACGTGCGCTCGAAATCTTCAAGCTGCTGTTGTTGCTCGCGCCGCTCGATCTCGTTGATCTGCTCGTAGATACTGCGCAGTTCATCCTGATAGCGGCGCAAATCTTCAAGATCGCGCAGGCGTGCGTCTCGTCGCCGGTTTACGGCCTCGGCCTCAAAAACTTCCCGCTCGGCTTCCAGCCTGCTCTGCGCGTCCAGAACTTCGAGCCGCGCCGTGCCGTTGTTGCGCGCCGCGATCATGTCGTCTTCGAGTCGCTTGCGCCTGTCTGCGAACCTTTTGCGTTCAGCAGCAATCGCGGCATCTTCGCGCCGCTCGTTCGTCTCGACGATGCCTTTGCGGATGTTGTCGGCCTGTCGCCGGAGGGCGTTCGTTTCGTCCTCGCTCTCCTTTGAACGTTTCCGGTTCTCGTCCTGAATGGTGCGCTCACGCCGCCGCAACTCTCCCTCTTTAGCGTCGCGCTCCTGACGCGCGCCCGCCGCTTTCAGTTCGATGGCCGCAAGTTCGGCAGCCAACTCTTCCGCCGCCTGCTTTCGCTCGACGGACACGCGCCGGGCTTCATCCTTTTCCCTCTCAAAATTGGCGAGACGCGCCTTCAGTAATTTGTCTTCCGCCTCGACGCTCTTGCGCACGAAGATGTCAATGTCAATCAGTCGCTCGGCATACTGCGCTTCGGCCTCTTCCGTCTCTCTTTTGTAGGCAAGCGCGGCATCCGCCACTTCGTTCTCTAAAGCCTGCTGGCGGGCACGGCGCAGCGATTCAAGGCGCTCTTTCTCGCGCCGCTCGGCTTCCTTGTCTCGCGTCTCGCGCAAGCCCAAATCTCGATCTGAGTTGTCCGGCGCGTCAGCCGCTTTCTTTGTCAGTCTCCCTGACAGTTCGTCATAGGTGCGGGAGACTGTCTGCGCGCTTTGCTTGAGACGGTTAAGCGTCGCCTCGGTGACGACCCGCGCGATGTCAGCAGCTTTCGTGGCAGAGTTCGCGGCTTCAGCAAAATTGAATTGCGAAGCGTAATAGATGGCTTTCCCGGCTTCGACGGCGGACGCCGAATAGCCGACAAACGCCTCCTGCCCGGCCTGCAACGCCGCTATCGTCTCTCTGATAGCGGTCGGTATCGTCCCGGCGGCGGCGACGAAGTTCAGAACGCGAAGAGCAAGGTCGGCAAGGACGGCGGAACTAAGAAGGCCGATCACCCTGATAAGCGGGCGCATCTCTTTGATGGCGTTGGCGACGGTGCGCAGCAGAAAGGTGACGGCGGGCGCGGTCTCTTTGCCGAGCGTCAAGGCCAGCCCCGCGCCGACGTTTTTGAGTTCGGTAAAGGCTAATTCAGCATCGTGGAGCGACTTCGCCTCGGCATCGCTCAGGACTACCCCCAGCTCCAGCGCCCGCGCCTTGATCTCATCAAAGCCCGTGCCGAGCCTATCGAGCACCGGGATCATCTTCGCGCCGGATTCGCCGAAAAGTTGAATCGCAATCGCCGTCTTCTTCGCGCCGTCCTCGGAGGCGGCAAAGTTTTTGATGAAGGTCTCGAACGCCTGCTGCGGATTCTCGGCTCCCGCACGCGCGTCTATGCCGAGGCGTTTGAAGGTGTCGGCGAGATTCTTGTTGCCCTCTGCGGCCTCGACGAGTCGCTGCTGAAAACGGGTAATGCCCAGCCCGAAAGTGTCGAAAGATATTTTCGCTTCATCGGCAGCCAGCTTGTAAACGGAAAGCGTCTCTGCGCCGATCCCGGTTCTCTCGGAAGCGCGATAAATCTCGTCGCCCACCTTACTGACTGCGGCGGTCGCTTTGATTCCTATCGCGGCCAGTCCGGCATAGGCGGCAGCAACGGCGATGACGGCAGCGGCGGCGAGCGCCAATGGGACGAGAATTGACGCGGCTGCGGTGGCCGTACCACTAAGGCCAGCAGCCGCGCCGCCCGATGCCGCGCCCAAGCCGAGCATGCCGGTGCGCGCCGCTTCCAGTCGCGGCAAGATCGCGCCGACGTTTCGCCCAAATACCTCAGCGGCAAGCGAAGCTCGATCCTCTGCCGACTCGATCTTGTTAAAAGCTGCAGCGAACTGTGAAAGCCCCGCCTGGGGATCGGTGCGCGCTTGCACACGGTTGACGCCGAGGCGTTTGAAAGTTCCGCGCAACTCGACATCGCGCGTTCCGGCATTAACCCGATCCGCGCGCTCAAGCGCAGCTTGAAACAGTTCGACTTCTCGACGAGTAGCTTTGAATGAGGTTGCGGCGGAGGCGACACGACCGGCCAGTTTGCCGATGTTCAGTTCCGTTTTCGCGGTCTGGTCGGCCAGTTCGCCCTGTGCTCGTTTCGCGGCCTCTATTTCATTTGTGGCGAAGGTTCGGAGGGCTTGGCGAGCGGCAGAGATGCCGAGGCTTCCGGCGAGTCCTAAACGGCCTCTGACGGGTGAAGAGATGACAGTGAGGGCGCGTTGTCCGGCAGTCTCAAGCGCGCGGACTTCTTTGATGTAGTCACTTTTGAAACGGCGAACGTCGCGCGAAGCCTCTGCCCCGCCCGTCAGTTGCAGTTTGAAAAGTAATGCTACAGCTTCGCCGGATCGCAAGAATTTTCTCCCGCCTAAAACTATCGCCGCCCTTTTTGTACCTCGCCAGCGATACGCTGATCGTCATAGGCCAATCGAAGGGCGGCGGCAATGTTGAAATCAAAGGCGACTACAGGGTCTTCCAGTCCGTAGAGATCACTTGGCTTTTGCCCGAACCTTTCTGCGGTTCTTGCGAGCGCCAGGAAGTTGTCGCTTACTACGAAAGCCTTTGATAGCTGTCGCTGGCACTGCGCCTCCCTTCGTCTTCACCGTTCGGTTGCTGGCACTCGCCATGCCCCAGGCGAAGATCGCAGCGAAGTCGCCGAGGGGGAGCCTGCTCGCCAGCATCTCATCGGGTTGCGCGTTGCTCTCAACGATGCGCGGGCGCTTGCATGTTGCTCTCACGATCTCGCGCATAAAGATGAGCACTTTCCCGGCGCGCTCTTCCCCGATCTCGTCAAAAGCAGATTCCACCTCATCAGGATCGCCGTTCGTCTCGCCGAACACACGCTGCACGTCCGCAGTCAACTCCTGGGGCATCATTTCTGTGCCCCACCAAAGTTCAATCGGAGGCGGCGCGAGCAGGGCGCTAAAGCCCGACGGCAACTCAACGAGTTCGCCGTGCTCGGCCTCGGACTCTTCGATCTTCGCCAGCCAGTCTGCGGCGGTCGGCGGTGTTTTAAGTGTGGTCATAACCTATCAGGCAGCGGGCACCACTTTAAATTCACGGTATAGACGATCAGACTCCGCCCTTCCCGGTACACTCAACGCCTTAACCACCATGTCCTGTTTGCTGCGCTCTCCTTTTTTGAATTGCAGCATGTGCGCGGCGGAGTTGTAACCCGCATAGATAATGACGCCAATATATCCGCCCCCCTTCAGAGGCGAAACAACGGCAACGGGACGCGCCGGTAAGATGATGCGATCACCGCCCGCCGTGATGCGTTCGGTGGTGACGCCTCCGACTACGTTCGTCGAATACGTAGCGAACGGAATCATATCTGCGATGCGCTCAAGATCGGTGACTTCAAGGGCAGAGAAAGAGACTTGCGCCGCGATGGACTCAACGCCGACCTCTATGGGGCTGTCCTCTTCGTCAACCATCTCTTCGTAAAAACTTGGCTCGGCGGTGAACTCGTAACCCGCATCGGTCGAGCCGATGAAGATGGCGTTCGGATTCTGCACCGGATCAGGCACGCCGTTGGCATCGAGTAACAGGTCTTGCGAAAGCGTGAGCGCGGCGATGTCGTAGTAGAGCTTTCCGTGCTTGCGGTGAATATAGACGGGCTGGATTGCGCCGTTTGCTGGCATGTTTTCTACTCCTTAAAATCGAAGCGGTCAGGATTTCGTCTCTACGGGTTTGGGGGCAGGCTTCGCCGGGGCAGCGGCAGTTTGCGCGCTCTCCGCCTTTGGCGAATCACCTGCGACGCTCACCATCCGCCCGCCCCGTTTAATCTTCAATTCACCCGACTCGGTTTCGGCCAGATCGGGATTGTAGTCGTAGCCGATTTTCTCAGCGTCGTAATAACCGCTCTCGCGCGCTTGTTCTTCTTTCTTAGCCATTAAGCCTCCACCTTTCTCGGTTCAAAATATGCGAGCGTCCAGATACCGCTTCCGACCTGCACGTATAAATTCTCGCTTTCGTATTCGCGGTCGCCGTATCGCTCCGTTCCCCACGTCCATCTGAAATCGCTGCGACGCTCCGCATCAATCTCGACTTCGATTTCAAGCAAATCTTCCTCGCTCATGTTTGCCAGCACACTGCGGGCGGCGAGGTTGTAGATTTCCAGCCGGGCTAAAAGCGTATCGGCGTCGCGCTCGATGTCTTCAAATTCAATGAGCACCCGCTTTTGCTCTTCAACATTGTCGTCGTCGTTGACCGTCGGGTCGGCTCCGAGCAGGAGAAAGTTTGCGACCGGATAATGATCGCGAACCGCGCGGGCGTCGTACATGCCCTGCAAGACCGGCAGCGGCTCGCCTTCCCATCCCGCCTGCTCGCTCGCCCACTCAAGCGCGGCGGCAAAGTCGCGCGTAAACACCGCTTTGAGATTGCGGCGAAAGGGCGCGAGCGGTAAGAAGTCGTAGCGGCTCGACCACGTCATCGGGTTTCAATGCCTCTCTTCTCAATGCGCTCCCGCATGCTCTCTTCGGCGAGTTCGCTCATGCGTTCAATGCTCGCTTCCTTGAACTCAATAGGGCGATCCTTATTAAAGTAGCGCGCTTGGGTTAGACTTGAGCCGATAAGCAGCGTGTCGTGCCCGATCCCTAAATGAATGTTTCCCGTCGCGCCTTTTTTTGTCAGGGATCGCATGTACGCGCCACTTGCCTGTCCAATCAACCTGTCGCCGTACTTGACCCTCTTACGAGCGGCGTAACCAGGAGTAAGCCGTCTCCACAGGCTATAACCTTCCGTAGCAAATGCCTCTTGCAGAATCGGATACATCCCACGCTCTGCGACAAATTCAAGAACTTCCCGCCCGTCTTCAAAGTCGTCAGCAACTCCTTCAAGCACAGGGAGAACGAGTGCGGTGTTTTGAGGTACAAGAATGGCTTGCGGTAGCGACATGGGTTATCTTTTCACTCCGCCCTGCTTGATCTCTCTTCCGAAGATCGTCCAGACGGGTTCTGTCACAGGAGAGTCGAAAGTTATGTCGCCGCAGAGCATCCCGCTGCTTCTCACCCGATCCACTCTTGCTATCAGTTCAGGTGTGATTTCATCGCGCTCGGTTACTTCAATGCGCAGCAGCGTTTCTACCTGTCCGCGCACGCGCTCAGTTAGAACGCGCCAGCCATCGGTAATAGTCAGAAGAGGCTCGTCCGGCTGCCCGCCACGCTTTTCAAAGAACTCAAGCCGCGCCCCCTCACCCAACGTCCGCTGCCGTTCGCGGTCAAAGCGTCTTCCTATAAGTCTTGCGCGGTCGTAGGTCATGTGCGACTTATCTGCTCCGACTGCGCGTTGGCACAGAGACCATCATCCTCGAAGCGAAGCGGTCGGCCATCGTCGCGCAGTGCTGAGAGATGGTGCGCTCCTCACCCTGATACTCCGCAGCCTTACCCGCCTTCATCTCCCACCCTCTGGCGGCGGCAGCGTTCAAGTCCCACGCCCCCTCCCATCCCTCATCAGCCGGGGCGCGTCCGGACCTATCCGCCCGCCTCGCACCTGCCAGCAATCGCTGCAATTCGGGATAGGAAAGAGTGGGCTCGGCGTTATAGGCCACCAAGCCTTCCAACTCTGCCATCGCTTCCTGTTCAGTTCCGATGAACACTCTTAACTGTCTCCGCCTGATGATGTGCGCGTTTCAGTTCCAACCACCAGTCCCATCAACGGCCAAGCACTTCACGGGCTTTTCGTGCCGCTTCAGGATCGGTTTCAGGCGTTGGCGCATCGGGCGGCGTCTGCGTCGAGTAATTCTCATCCGGCGTCGGATCAACCTTCGCCCCGCGATAGCCCTGCTCCTCTTCCTTGTCCACCATCTTCTGCACTTGATCCGCGCCAAGATCGTCTTCCTTCTTCTTCATCGCAAATCTCCTCGTCAAAGTCTTCTACTGTGAACGGTCGCCAGTTGAGTTCCAGTTGGGCGCGGGCAGCGGGCGAACCGTGCAGCAGGGCGGCGCGGGCACGTGTCGCCGCACATCGCCGCAACTCCTGCTGCCGGTAAGCAATTGCTCGCGCTTCTTCACTCATTAGGCAGGCGAACGAAGAACGCCGACCGGGTAGCGGCTGGCTTCCGTCGGCTGGTCGTAAGTGATGTTATTGGAAACCTGCCACGCAGCGCGGAAGGTCAGGCGCATCGCCACCATATCCTGTTGGGCAAGGTTGTAGACGATGGCTCCGGTATTATCCTGAATCACCGCCTCGGTCAGGAGTTTGTAGGTCATGTCTTTGCGGACGGCCAGGATGAACTGCATCCAGTCGCCCGCGAAGAGTTCCGCCACGCTTGCGCCCGTCGGCCACAAACCGTTGAGGGCGTAGCTAACCGGCTCGCCTTCAATCGTGTTTAAAGCGATGTCGAGAAGTTTCTGCCCCTGCGTGTCGCGGGCGTTGCGCAAGAACCGGCGATAGGAGCGGCTCGTCACGAAACCGTTGACATCGAAGCCGTCAGTCTCGACCGTGCCCATCGTGTCGCTGATGTCGGTGGCGATGCCGCCGGCAGCGGCATTGTTCGTCCCGCGCGCCACGACATTTCCGGCGGCGACCGCCGAGGCCGCGATGTCGCCCGGCCATGAAGTCGGCTTGTTGACGCCGAAGAATACGGCGGCATCGAGCGTGCGCCCGACCGCCTCTTCGATGCGCGGCTGCACTTCCGCCCAGATATCGAAACTCGAATCGTCCAGCACGTTTTCGGGGATCGGCACAATGCAGGCGATCTCTTCGACGTTCAGGTACTTGTTAGACCAGTTCATCTCGGTCGTCTGCTTGAGTCCCGTATCGCCGTTGACGAAATAGGCCACCGGCAGCGCAGCGAGAACTGGCATGCGTTGTTGGTTGGTCGCCATCGTCGCGCGGCGAAAGAGCGTCATCGCCGCCGACTGCTTGGGCATGTTCGAGATGATGCCGTTTGCGACATCTTCGGGGATGGTCGCCTGCGCATCGGTGCGCGAGATAATGTTGCTGTAGGACACGTTAATTTCTCCCGGCTGCCTGCCTGATGAGGGAGTTCATGTCAACGTGCGCCTGGGTTGTGCGCCCCGCGCCGCCGTTGGCAGAACCTCCGCTGAGGATGAACAACTCAGGAGCTTCGCGTTTGACTTGCTGAATGAGGGGCTTGAGATTCGTGATCTCGCCCGTCTCATCGTCGTACTCGAAGGACGGCTCGATCATCCGCAACACGGCGCGAGGGTTGCGCGCCCCGACCTTCTCCTGCGGATCGGTCAGGTAGTGCAAAGCCTTGTCGCGCGCCGCCGTTCGGCGCAGTTCCGTGCGGGCGTCGTCTCGCTCCTTCTCCGCCGCTTCCACTCTGAGTTTCAACTTTTCCGCTTCCGTCATCGCCGCTTCATTGGCGGCCTTCTGCGCAGCTTCCTGAGCGGCCTTGACCGCCCGTTCCGTTTCGCGTTTGACGATGCGATTCAGTTCGGTTTGCGAGAACGTTTTCTCGTCACCCTCAGTTGATTTAGCGGCCTGAGTATCCGCGCCCGACCCGGCTCCGGTGGTGTCTTGTTTGCCCGCTCCCTCAGCGGTTTGTCCCGGTGCAGCGTCGTTGGTGTTGTCGTCTGGCATGAGATTCCTTTGCGGAAAATAGGAAGGGCTGTAAACGCAAAAAACCCGCAGACGGAACTCCATTAGGAATCCATCTGCGGGTTAGTGCCTTGAAAGGTTACTGCCCTAAATTGTTTTTGGACTATTCGGCGCTTTCACCGGCCACCGAGCGATCCGTTCGTACTGCCGCACGAGTCCTGCTTTCGCAGGCATAGCCCAAACTTAAAAGATCATCTGCCGCAATGCTCGCATTTTTCAATCTTCAGGTATTTGCGAAGCGCGACAACTATCAATATCAAACCGTGCAGTATGCTCAAAGCAAGCGCACGCTCACCGTCAGGCGATACTATATCACGTTTTCTCTCTGTAGTGGAAAGATTATTAAGATTGGCGCTCATAAATCATTGACTCGTCAACTGAGCATGCCGGACGGCTATCCTGTCCGGGTACAAATACTGTCCACAGCCTTTCGTATAGAGTCCCGCAACATACCAACACCGCTCTGGCCGAATCAGATAGCAGGAGGCCAAGCACGTCGGACAAAACCAGTGCCCCTGCCTCCTGCTTTTTCCACAAGTGCCGGTGTCTAATTCTCATTCCCGTACTCGTCAGTTATTTCTAGTGCTATAATCCTTCCATGCACCCTTATCCACCTGAACTGATTGAACGCGCCGATGAGGTTGTTGCCCTCGCCAGATTCGTCACGCCTACCGATAAGGAAGGTATCCTCGCGCTCTATCAGGAACTTTTGGATCAAAACAATCTAATGTCGCCCGAAGACCGTGATACAACTATCAGCAACGGCAACATCCCGCTCGCAATGTGCGCCCCATTTTCACCCGGCGACTTAATAGCCTGCATCCCCTTCCGCGTCGGACTGATAGAGGAAGTCCCATTTGACGACTTTCTACAACACGTCGAATCAAGTCTGCGCCGCACCCTGCATCAAACTGCCCTTGAATACTTAAGTGGTGAACGAACAGCGTAACCGTAGCTCCCTGTTAGGCGCTTCGTTGAAATTTGAAGCGCGGCCAATATCCGCCCTCGCCTTCTATCTCAACCCATTCGTGCGGGCGTTTGCTATCATCATGCGGAAGCCTTACAAGCCTTATTACTCGCGCTGGAAGGTTGAGGGGCATAAAGTACCCGCGCCGGGCTTCTACGACATCACCACGCCTAACATCAGCACGCACCCGACCAGGTTCAGCTTGAATGTCATCGTTAGCTTGCGCCATTATCTTGATCCTTCTCGGCAGGCGCGCGTCAGGCACGTTTATGCCTCTCCTTGCCCTTACTCGCGTCCATTAACTCCCACGCCTTGAACATGGTTTTATTGGCTTTGTCGCCTAACCTCTCCTTTGTCCTGCCCGCTTTCTCCTGCATCAGCGTGCGCATGATGATCATGGTGTCCTGCGTCACCATTTCGCCGCGCGCCCGCACTTCTTCCATCAGCATCTTGTGAAACTTCGGCGCGTCGTCGGCGGGCACTAATTCGCCGATGATCGTGCGCGCCCAATCATCCATCGGTGCGCGCAGTATGTGGATCAGTTCATGCGCCGCATCCTCGGATTTTGCCGCATCCGATTGTGCAAACCAACTTGGTTGCAGCCTGATGGATGCCCAGCGGTAATCGTAGTAGGTATTGATCTGCGCGTTTACGTCTTCATTCGTGTCGTTGGCATGTTCAGCGTGGATGAAAACATGATCGCACCACTGCGGCAACAGCACTTCGAGGGGCGCAAAGATTCGCTCCACTACGGGCAGCAACTCCGCCGGTATATCATCTTCGTATCTAAACTTGCTCATGCGCTTTCACCCCATCTCCACTCACAAACAATCGCACCCACTCACGCGCCCGCTCCCTATCCGTCACTTCAAACACCGCGCCGCGTCCCATTGCACGATAAAATTCCACCGGATTAACGGCATCGCGCAGCAACCAGCCGATGCGCTGAAGAATGAAATCGCACTCATCGTCTGCCAGGCGCGCAGGATCAGGCTGCACACTCTCTTTAATCTTCTTCATAGTTAATTCAAAACCATCGTCGCAACGCGCGCCCTCTTTTCGAGAAAGAATTTGATACATCCCATCAAAGCCAAGCCGACAGACAGCCCCGGTTCAATGCTTTTATCCAGCGGCGCATGTGCCACATAAGTTTTACCGTCAATCGTGATCGCAACTTCTAAAGCCACGCCACTCGACGGATTGCCGATGATGAACTCCGGCCTCCTGTCCTGATTCGTAAAGCGAATCACCGCATCGTTTTGAATGCACCACGCGATTGCGTCTCCGTAGCTGTTCATCTTTTAGCCTTTCGTGTTTTTTGTGCTGCCAGTGAGAGGGCGCATCCTCCCGTGCTGAAAGCTAATCCCCCACATAATGGAAAACCGCAGTAAGAGCAGGATGGGTTATCTATTCGAGATTGTTGCTTCCAAATTCGATCCACATGCTGGTATTTTCGCCCGACCGTGTAGTTGCGCATTACATCATCCGCTATGGAAAGCAGATCGGAGGCGATTCGCCCTGCCTCTTCAATAATCGCTGCCTGCATAGCCAGCAAGTGGCATAACTCCGGTGATATAAAATAAAATCGCTTGCCGGTAACACGAGAGGTTCTCATTTATATCCACTCCTTCAGATTATTAGCGGCAAGACAGGTGATAATCTTAAGCAGGCGCTCCGGCGTCACCTCAGCCCCGGCAGAAACAATGACGTACCCGTACGTCACTTTACTATCCTTAGTCCGCAGCGAGACGGAAATAGCCCCATCCTGCCCGTACTCCGAAAACTCCAGCCTCGCGCCTACCCTTGCCCATTGTCTCACTGCATCAGCGAGCGCAGAGCAGGAAGTTGAATCTTTTTCTGTCATCGCCCCTGCCCTTCTTCCGTTATGGACTCATCTCTGACACGTTCGATCTCCTGATCTGTATAGTTCAGTTCCTTAAATGCCTGCGTCCGACTCATGCCGAGTTTTTCTACCCGCTCCACGATCATCTCCTGCTGCTCTTTCTCGTTTCGCGGCGTGGTATCCCGCCACAGGGCGTCAAGTTCAACCTCGGCGTCAATATTGCTCACCTTGAGAGCGAACTTAAACATTGCCTCCCAAGTCGCACCGAACGCGACTTGTCGATCATCCACTTTCGATGTCAGACGGAACTCTAAAGTCTTCAACGCTTCGCCACTTGGCGGGTTGCCCGTACCGGCCATAAAATAGTGCGCGGGGATACCCGTCACCATCGCCATATCCAGTTTGTATCCCTCTTTGACCTTCTGCAATTGCTCAAGATTCGCCGCTTCAAGTTCGCCGAATTTGGCGTCCTTCGCCGCCGTCGCCCAAAACTCATTAACGACAAACGGATTGATCTTTTTGCCAGTCGCGGGATCGACCGGCAACTCTACTCCGGTCGCATAGCGTTGCTTGAAAGCCTGCTCCTCGCCGCCGATCAACATGTCACGCAGGGTTTTATTCAGAGCATCCTGCACAGGGATAGCCTCTGACAGTTCGGACACACCGAAGCCGGAGCAGCCCGCCCCGTTGCCGAAATGAAAGACGGGAACCTGGCCGTATGGGTTAAGCACTTGCGGCTCGTCCGGGTGCTCTATGAAAAGCCCGGCCTTCACTTGCGCGCCCTGTCTGAGCGGCGTTCGCGTGACGTACTTTTCAATGCGGTCGGGATAGTACAGATTGATCGCCACTCGCTTATCGGCGAGCGTCCACTTGCGCGCCGCAACTGCCACGACATCCGGCTCCTCTTCGTCATACGCCACCGTCATCATGTGCGCGTAGTTCGGATGAATGGTGACGAGATTGGTGACAGGCGACGGCCAGACGACGGCATAAGCATCACCCGCCGTCAATGCTTCAAGATGAATCTCTCCCACGCGCTGCTCCGCCCGGTTGCGTCGCCAGATGACGCTTAAAGCATCCCCGACCGCATCGGGCGATCCGTCCTTCGACTTCACCTTGTTATGCGTCAGCCCGGAGAGTTTCAATCTATCGCGCACGCTCGTCACAACCGCCGGGCACATGTTGAGTCGGGCGCGACGCAGCAGGGCGGCGAAGTCGGAACGCAGTTCGGCGGGCACGAAGTCGAGGCGATGCCGCCCTTCGTAGTAATCGCGCATGAGGGCGTAATTCGCCGCCCGCGCGGAAAGAGAGTCAATCGCCCATTCCAAATCAGCGTTCAAGCGTCACCTTCTTTTGAATATGTGAAGAGTGCGATCCGCGTCCGGTTCATTCAACTTGCTGAATGCGCCGCTGCTCGCGTCCACCTGATCGTCGTTTTTGCCGTTCGGAAAGGCTGTCAATTCGTCCCGGTAGGCTTTGTTCCACGCGCCTGCGACCACACGCACATTGCCCGCCTCGCATTGATCCGCGAACGGGTCGGCGCGCGTCACCTTGTCGTTTCGCGCCATCTCGGTCTTGACCGCCAAACCCGCCATCAATCGCACGATGTTGTCTATGACCTCGACGGCCAGGCCGGGCACTTTCTCGATCCACGTCGTGACGGGCTGGCGCGAGCGCCCGTCCCCGTGCACGCCGCCGCGCAGTTGATCGGCTTCGGCGGTCGCACGAATATGCTCGTTTCGCTCGCGCGGCGACCACTGCCCGCGCGCCACATCCTCAACGTAAAAGAGTCCGTCCGGCGTGCGCGACATCAGTACGCCAACGCTGTAATCCGCCTTGCTGGAATCCGAGCCGCCCAAATCCCAATACCGGATGCGCCGGATGTCGTCACCCGCAGGCAGAGCGGGCACGATGGGCAGTTGATGCAACTTAAACATGTTGCCCTCGCGTGCCTTCGGCGTCCCCTGATAGAGCGCGAGAAACGTTTGCGGATTCTCTGCCTGAATCTTTTCCAGATAATCAACCGGGTAGCGGGCTGAGAGCGGTTCGCCCATCTCTCTCCCCATCGGATCGTCGTCGCCGTCGGCAATGGCGGCGAAGCGCAGATACTCCCACCCGCCCTGCTCCTGCAACCTGCCCGCGAAATCGTCCTCCACCCAACGATGAAACATGACCACAACATTCGTGTCAGGGTTCAGGCGCGGCATCACTACGTCCGTCCACCAGCCCCAGATGCTCGCGTTGATGACGGGCGATCTGGCCTCTTCCCTGTTCTTGTACGGGTCGTCAATGATCAGGGTGTCTACGCCCATTCCGACGAAGCCGGAGGCGAGGCCAAGCGCCTTAAACGATGGGTTAGCGTCTAAGAGTGAGGCGCGTTGCAGGGTTGACCACTCATCGGCGGGCACTTTGTCCGGCACGCGCACGTGCGGAAAGGCGCGCGTAAACTCCGGCGAGCGCATGATGGAGAGGTTGACTTTGCTGAACCGCTCTGCATGCGTCAGGTTGTAGCAGGCGAGGCGGATACGCGAAAGCGGATTGACACCAAGACTCCACGCCGGAAACCTCTGCGAGACGATGATCGACTTTCCAAATTGCGGCGGGCCGTGCATCAGAATGCGCTGCCCCGTCTGGTGCGGCAACAGTTGAAGGCGGCGGCACACGAACTGCTGCCACGCCTCCAACTCGAAGGAGATGGTCGGCGCGATGAAATCGGCCAGCGCGGGCGGATCGGGCGCGCCTGTCGCAGTAGCCGAAGCACGTTGCGCCATTGCCACCTTATCAGCGGTCGGCCACAGATGAGGCCGCATCAGCGACGGCGGCGATGTCGAGTTTAATTCCATCCGTTTCACTCTGCGCAAACTTCAACCAATCAAGAATGTCTTTTTCCGTCAGCACCGTGCCGTCCTCACGTGTTTTCTGTCTAATAGCTCGCATCGCAAGCCGCAAACGCTCTGCCCTGCCTGCGATGTCAACCATCAACGAGAGCCGATCCACTTCCGCTGCAAACTCCTGATGTTGCTGCCAGCGGTAAATGGTAGCCTCGCCAACGTTGTGCGTTTTCGCAGTTTCCGCCTTAGTCCTACCCTCTGCGAGACTTACAGCTACAGCAGACGATTTCAGCGTCCACTTAAAACCTACCAACTTTCTATCGTTTTCCCCGCTCACCCTCTTACCTCAACCTGCTTCCCAGCATCTGCAATCTCACCCGTTCAAAGCTATCAACCGCCTCCTTCGCGTCCTGCTTCCACCGCGCGAAATGGCGGCGATACTCTTCTTCCGTCATCTCAACCCACCGCCCGGCAATGAGGTACTTCTTTGTCGGCGCGGGCGGCTGTTTCAAGGTAACTATTTCCTTCCCGGCGTTGTCACCTCGCCAGATCAACCGCCCATGAG